ATTTAATAGTTGGTAAAGATGCAAATGTATATGGTAATGTCTATGCATATTCAAACTTAATAGTAACATATGATTCAAATATACATGGTAATTTAGTTGTTGTTAAAGATACAAATATATATGGTAACATAAATACATATTCAAACTTAAATGTCACATATGATTCTAATATACATGGTAATTTAATAGTTGGTAAAGATGCAAATGTATATGGTAATGTCTATGCATATTCAAACTTAATAGTAACATATGATTCAAATATACATGGTAATTTAGTTGTTGTTAAAGATACAAATATATATGGTAATACTTATGCATATTCAAACTTAATTGTGACATACGATTCAATTATAAATGGTAATTTAATAGTTAGTAAAAATGCAAATATTAGTGGTAATACTTATTTAGATGGTAATTTAATTGTTACATATGATTCAAATATACATGGTAATTTAATTATTATGAAAGACACAAATATAAATGGTAATACTTATGCAAATGGAAATTTAATTGTTACATATGATAGTAATATACATGGCAACTTAGTTGTTATACAAGACTTAAGTATATATGGTAATCTTTATGCAGGTAGTATTATAATACTTGATTCAACAATTCGTAATTTAGTAGTTACCAATGATGCAAATATAAATGGAAATATATATGCAAATGGAAATCTAATTGTAAAATATGATTCTAATATAAATGGTAATTTAGTAGTCCTCCAAGATGCAAATATATATGGAAATACTTATGTATATAGTAATTTGATTGTTACATATGATTCTAATATATATGGTAATTTAGTTGTTTTACAAGATGCAAATGTATACGGTAATATAAATGCATATTCAAATTTAAATGTTACATATGATTCCACAGTATATGGAAATTTAACAGTGTATGGAAAATGGTATGCTAAAGATATATTTACAGGTGATACAACAATACTAGGTAATATAGTAATAACAACAGATGCCAATGTATATGGTAATACTTATGCATATGGTAATTTAATTGTAGCATATGATTCTAATATATATGGTAATTTAGTTGTTTTACAAGATGCCAATGTATATGGTAATATATATGCATATTCAAATTTAATTGTTACATATGATTCCAATATATATGGTAATTTAGTTGTTTTACAAGATGCCAATGTATATGGTAATATATATGCATATTCAAATTTAATTGTTACATATGATTCAAACATACATGGTAATTTAGTAGTTTTACAAGATGCCAATGTATATGGTAATATAAATACAGAAAGTAATTTAATTGTCAAATATGATGCAGATATATATGGTAATTTAGTTGTTTTACAAGATGCCAATGTATATGGTAATACTTATGCAGATGGTAATTTAATTGTGACATATGATACAAATATACATGGTAACTTAGTTGTAATACAAGACGCAAACGTATATGGTAATATATATGCATATTCAAATTTAATTGTCACATATGATTCTAATATACATGGTAATTTAATAGTTGGTAAAGATACAAATGTATATGGCAATGTATATGCATATTCAAATTTAATTGTTACATATGATTCAAATATATATGGTAATTTAGTTGTTTTACAAGATACCAATGTATATGGTAATATAAATGCATATTCAAACTTAAATGTCACATATGATTCTAATATACATGGTAATTTAATAGTTGGTAAAGATGCAAATGTATATGGTAATGTTTATGCATATTCAAATTTAATTGTTACATATGATTCAAATATATATGGTAATTTAGTTGTTTTACAAGATGCCAATGTATATGGTAATATATATGCATATTCAAATTTAATTGTTACATATGATTCAAATATATATGGTAATTTAGTTGTTTTACAAGATGCCAATGTATATGGTAACATTTATGCATATGGTAATTTAATTATTACATATGATTCAATAACATATGGTAATTTAGTTGTTTTACAAGACGCAAACATATATGGTAATACATATGCATATGGTAATTTAATTGTTACATATGATTCAAACATATATGGTAATTTAGTTGTTATCCAAGACGCAAATATACATGGTAATACTTATGCATACGGTAATTTAATTGTTACTGATGATTCCAAACTATATAGTAATTTAGTTGTTGAAAAAAGTGCGAATATCCATGGTAATACATACGCATACGGTAATTTAATTGTTAATTATGATAGTAATACATATGGTAATTTAATAGTTGGTAAATATGCAAATGTTTATGGTAATGTTTATGCATATTCAAATTTAATTGTTACTGATGATTCCAAACTACATGGTAATTTAGTTGTTTTACAAGATGCCAATGTATATGGTAATATAAATGCATATTCAAATTTGATTGTGACATACGATACAAATGTACGTGGTAACTTAGTTGTTATCAAAGATGCCAATGTATATGGTAATATATATGCATATTCAAATTTAATTGTTACATATGATTCAAATATATATGGTAACTTAGTTGTTTTACAAGATGCCAATGTATATGGTAATATATATGCATATTCAAATTTAATTGTTACATACGATTCAAACATATATGGTAATTTAGTTGTTTTACAAGATGCCAATGTATATGGTAATATATATGCATATTCAAATTTAATTGTTACATACGATTCAAATATAAATGGTAATTTAGTTGTAATACAAGACGCAAACATATATGGTAATATATATGCATATTCAAATTTAATTGTCACATATGATGCAGATATAAATGGTAATCTAGTCGTTTTACAAGATGCAAATATCTATGGTAATACATATGCATATGGTAATTTAATTGTTACACATGATTCTAATATATATGGTAATTTAGTCGTTTTACAAAATGCTAATATCCATGGTAATACTTATGCATACGGTAATTTAATTGTTACATATAATTCAAATATATATGGTAATTTAGTTGTTGGGAAAAATGCAAATATATTTGGTAATACTTATGCAGGAGGCAATTTAACAGTAAAATACGATTCAAACATATATGGAAATTTAGTTGTTTTACAAGACGTAAACGTATATGGTAATACATATGCATATTCAAATTTAATTGTTACATATGATTCAAATATATATGGTAATTTAGTTGTTTTACAAGATGCCAGTGTATATGGTAATATATATGCATATTCAAATTTGATTGTTACATACGATTCAAATATATATGGTAATTTAGTTGTTTTACAAGACGCAAATGTATATGGTAATACTTATGCATATGGTAATTTAATTGTGACATATGATTCTAATATATATGGTAATTTAGTTGTTTTACAAGATACTAGTGTGTATGGTAATACTTATGCATATGGTAATTTAATTGTGACATATGATTCTAATATATATGGTAATTTAATAGTTGTTAAAGATGCGAATATCTATGGTAATATAAATGCATATGGTAATTTAATTGTGAAATATGATGCAAATATAAATGGTAATTTAGTCGTTTTACAAGATGCTAATATCCATGGTAATACTTATGCATACGGTAATTTAATTGTTACATATGATTCAAACATATATGGTAATTTAGTTGTTTTACAAGATGCGAATATTCATGGTAACATATATGCTTCTAGTAATTTAATTGTTACATATGACGCAAATATATATGGTAATTTAATTGTTTTACAAGATGCGAATGTACATGGTAATACTTATGCATATGGTAATTTAATTGTTACATATGATTCAAATATATATGGTAATTTAGTTGTTTTACAAGATACTAGTGTGTATGGTAATACTTATGCATATGGTAATTTAATTGTTACATATGATTCTAATATATATGGTAATTTAGTAGTTGGTAAAAGTGCAAATATATTGGGTAACATAAATACTTGTAATTTAATTGTTGCCTATAATTCTAACATATATGGTAATTTAGTAGTTGGAAAAAATGCTAATATATTTGGTAATATAAATACAGAAAGTAATTTAATTGTCAAATATGATTCTAACATATATGGTAATTTAGTAGTTGGAAAAAATGCTAATATATTTGGTAATATAAATACAGAAAGTAATTTAATTGTCAAATATGATTCTAACATATATGGTAATTTAGTAGTTGGAAAAAATGCAAATATATTTGGTAACATATTCACAAGAGGTAATTTAATTGTTACATATGATTCGAATATATATGGTAATTTAATTGTTGGTAAAAATGCAAATATATTTGGTAACATAAATACTGGAGGTAATTTAATTGTTGCATATGATTCTAATATATATGGTAATTTAATTATTGGAAAAAATGCGAATATATTTGGTAACATACATACAGAAGGTAATTTAATTGTAAAATATGATTCTAATATATATGGTAATTTAATAATTGGAAAAAGTGCCAATATATTTGGTAATTTAATTACACTTTCAAATTTAATTGCATATGGTAATATTAATGGATTTGGAAATTTAATTGTGACATATGATTCAAATATATATGGTAATTTAATTGTTGGAAAAAATGCAAATATATTTGGTAACATAAATACTGGTGGTAATCTAATAGTAACATATAATTCTAATATATATGGTAATTTGGTAGTTGGAAAAAATGCAAATATATTTGGTAATATAAATACTGGTGGTAATTTAATTGTCACTTATGATTCTAATATGTATGGTAATTTAGTTGTTGTCAAAAATGCAAATATATTTGGTAATATAAATACAGGAGGCAATTTAATTGTTACATATAATTCAAATATATATGGTAATTTAGTTGTTGGGAAAAATGCAAATATATTTGGTGATACTTATGCAGGAGGTAATCTAACAGTAAAATATGATTCAAATATATATGGAAATTTAACAGTTTTAAAAGACGCAAATATCCATGGTAATACATATGCATATGGTAACTTAATTGTTACATATGACGCAAATATATATGGTAATTTAATAGTTAGAAAAAATGCAAATATATATGGTAATACTTATGCATATGGTAATTTAATTGTTACATATGATTCAAATATACATGGTAATTTAATAGTTTTACAAGATGCAAATATATTTGGTAACATATATACTGGAGGTAATTTAATTGTTACAGATAATTCAATTATATATGGTAATTTATTAGTTTTTCAAGACACGAATATATATGGTAATACTTATACATATGGTAATACTTATGCATATGGTAATTTAATTGTTACAGATGATGCAAATATATATGGTAATTTAGTCGTTTTACAAAATGCTAATATCCGTGGTAATACTTATGCTTATGGTAATTTAATTGTTACCCATGACTCAAACATATATGGTAATTTAGTAGTTTTACAAGATACCAATGTATATGGTAATACTTATGCCGATGGTAATTTAATTGTTACATATGATACAGATATATATGGTAACTTAGTTGTTTTACAAGACGCAAACATATATGGTAATGTATATGCATATGGCAATTTAATTGTTACATATGATTCAAATATATATGGTAATTTAGTTGTTTTACAAGACGCAAACGTATATGGTAATACATATGCATATGGTAATTTAATTGTTACATATGATTCCACCATATCTGGTAATTTAGTAGTTTCAAAAGATACCAGAATATATGGTAATACATATGCATATGGTAATTTAATTGTTACAGATGATTTCAATATAAATGGTAATCTAGTCGTTTTAAAAAATGTAACTATAAATGGTAATACTTATGCGTATGGTAATTTAATTATTACATATGATTCAAATATATATGGTAATTTAGTTGTTTCACAAGATGCCAATGTATATGGTAATATATATGCATATTCAAATTTAATTGTCACATATGATTCAAACATACATGGTAATTTAGTTGTTTTACAAGATTCAAGTATATATGGTAATACATATGCATATGGTAATTTAATTATTACACAAGACGCAAATATCCATGGTAATACTTATGCATATGGTAATTTAATTGTTACATATGATTCAAATATATATGGTAATTTAGTTGTTTTACAAGATGCTAATATTCATGGTAACATAAATGCATATTCAAACTTAAATGTAACATATGATTCTAATATAAATGGTAATTTAATAGTTGGTAAAGATGCAAATGTATATGGTAATATATATGCATATTCAAATTTAATTGTGACACATAATTCAAATATATATGGTAATTTAATAGTTGGTAAAGAGGCAAATATATATGGTAATATAAATGCATATAGTAACTTAATTGTTACATATGATTCTAATATTCACGGAAATTTAGTTGTTGTTAAAGATACAAACATATATGGCAATACCTATGCATACGGTAATTTAATTGTTACATATGATGAAAATATATATGGTAGTTTAGTTGTTGAAAAAAGTGCGAATATCCATGGTAATACATATGCATATGGTAATTTAATTGTTACACATGATTCTAATATATATGGTAATTTAATAGTTTTAAAAAATGCTAATATTTATGGTAATACTTATGCTCGAGGTAATTTAATTGTTACATATGATTCAAATATATATGGTAACTTAGTTGTTTTACAAGATACTAGTGTATATGGTAATACTTATTCATATGGTAATTTAATTGTTACATACGATTCTAATATACATGGTAATTTAGTTGTTTTAAAAGATATAGAAATTTATGGTAATGTTAATATACAAAAAAACTTAAATATATCAAATACTTTAATTATTAATGGTAATTTATTGATTTCACAAGATGCAAACATAAATGGTAATATTTATGCTCATAGTAATTTGATTGTTACATATGATTCCAATATATATGGTAATTTAGTTGTTATACAAGACGCAAATATACATGGTAATACTTATGCATATGGTAATTTAATTGTGACATATGAATCAAACATATATGGTAACTTAGTTGTTTTACAAGATACTAGTGTATATGGTAATACTTATGCATATGGTAATTTAATTGTCAAATATGATTCTAACATATATGGTAATTTAGTAGTTGGGAAAAATGCTAATATATTTGGTAATATAAATACAGAAAGTAATTTAATTGTCAAATATGATTCTAACATATATGGTAATTTAGTAGTTGGAAAAAATGCAAATATAATTGGTAACATAAATACAGGAGGTAATTTAATTGTTACATATGATTCAAATATACATGGTAATTTAGTTGTTATGCAAAACGCAAATATAAATGGTAATACTTATGCACGTGGTAATTTAATTGTTACATATGAATCAAACATATATGGTAATTTAGTCGTTATGCAAAATACTGGTGTATATGGTAATACTTATGCATATGGTAATTTAATTGTTACATATGATTCAAATATACATGGTAATTTAGTCGTTATCAAAGATACCATTATTAATGGTAATACTTATGCATATAGTAATTTAATTGTTACATATGATTCAAATATACATGGTAACTTAGTTGTTATACAAAATGCAAATATTCGTGGTAATACTTATGCAAATGGTAATTTAATTGTGACATATGATTCAAATATATATGGTAATCTAATTGTTGGAAAAAGTGCAGATATATTTGGTAATTTAATTACACGTTCAAATTTAATTGTATATGGTAATACTACTACAAATGGTAATTTAATTGTGACATATGATTCAAATATATATGGTAATTTAATTGTTGGAAAAAGTGCAAATATATTTGGTAACATAAATATTGGTAGTAATTTAATTGTTACATATGATTCTAATATATATGGTAATTTGGTAGTTGGAAAAAATGCAAATATTTTTGGTAATATAAATGCGAGTGGTAATTTAATTGTCACTTATGATTCTAACATATATGGTAATTTAGTTGTTGGTCAAGGTGCAAATATATATGGTAAAATTAATGCATATAGTGATATTAATGCACAAGGTACTATAATTTCTAATCTTATTTTATTAAACAATAAACCGGTATTAAGTGATCCAAATACAGATTTCCTAAACTATAATAACAAAACTGTTTTAACAGTTGATGATAATAACATATTAAATGTTGGATCTTTTATAATTCATGATTTTACAAATTTGATAGATGTATTATTACAAGTTGATGGAAACATTTCATGTTCAAGTATATACGTAACATCAAATGTAAATAAAAAGAAAAATATTAGAGAAATTACTGAAACTGAAATAAATGAATTAAGTAAAATTAAATCTTACAATTTCGATTTAAAATCAAATAATACAAATAACTTTGGTTTTTTAGCACATGAAGTATCAAATGTATATCCGATGTTATCAAATGGTGAAACTGTCAATTACATAGGATTTATTCCAATATTATTAGCAAAAATAAAAATATTGGAAAATGAAATTAATATTATAAAAAAGAAATTTAATGTGTGATTTGTTCTTTAATTTTTTGTAAATTATATTGTAATTCTTGAAATTTTACATAATTTACTAAAAATAATTGTATTTTATCTTTAAACGCATCAAAATATTGATTACAATATACGATGATTTTATCACGTTGAGTTATATATTGAGCATGATGCGCATTTGGTTCACCAGGTATTAATCCTCTAATATAATGTAATTTTTCTTCTAAAATAAATGTTAATGAACTCATGTTACTATTTTGTGGAATTGGATCATTATCATTATATTTGTATGTATACAAATTTAAAATAATACTTTGGGCTAAATTTTGTTCTTTATATGTTGGATCAAATTCAAAAATTTTTCTACAAAATTCATTTAACATTTGTTCATTAAATCCAAGAGTTTCTTTATTAATATCAATTAATAATTTATGAATCATATCGTAAAAAACACTTGAAAAATGTAATGTTATTGTATGGACGAGTGCATTACAAAATCTCTCATAAAATGGATTTGTACTAATATTTTTATCCTCAGAATATTTTTGAAGTATACATCTGTATAAAATTTCTGAAATTTCACAATTATTTGTAATCTCACTATGTTCCCATATTATTTTCTCTTCATCAAAACAAAATAATTCAAAATATGTTGGAGGTTTACCATTAAAAATATCTGTATTAACATTCTCTAAATTATATATTGTAAATAAGTTTTCAAACATTACATTTACATTTTTTGGAATTATATTTAATAATTCAGTATTGTTTTTTAATGTTATCATTAAATTAGAATCATAAATTTCAGCAAATAATGGTTTACATTCATGAATTATATCATTTCCATAAAAATTATTTTTATTAAATTGGATTCTATTACTAATCATTTGAATAGGTGTTAATTTTAATTTATTTTTTATATTATATAATTTATCAAATTTTTCAGCACATAACTTATTAAATAAACTGTAATTTTCTAATTGAACAAGATAATGCAAAATTGTATTTCCATCACCATCACGAGATAAATAACGTGATTTTATTAACAATTCTTTTATAATATCAATATTATTTCTGTAACATTGATATGCTTCATTTGTTGAATTATAATTATAATTGTAATTGTAGAGATTCTTTTTATCTATTTCATTCATGAAAATTTCATTTGCTGGATCTTTTCTCATATCTAATGTTTTTAATTTTAAAATATCCATATTAAGTCGTCCATGTAAATGATCATCAATTTTTTTTATATTACCTAATGCGGTATTTCTTAATATTTCATATGCATAATAAGTTTTATAATAATCTATTAAATTAACGATCATTCTATTAGCATATGTTATGATTGTATCTTGTTTAAAAGTGTTAAGATCTAGACCAGATGTATTATATTTAATAAAAAGAGGATCTAATTCATTATTAAAGTTTGGATTACGTACTGGTGCTGGTGCTGGTGCTCCTGCTGGTGCTTGTGGTACTGGTAAATTAGGTAAAAGAATTCTATTATATAAATCTTTTATTACAAGAGTACGAAGATCATTAATATTATTATCAAATAAACCTTTAACATTTGCAGAAGTAATATAATATATAATGTTATTTGTTGATATATTACCTGGTACTGCTGGTACTACTGGTACTGCTGGTGGTATCAAATTAGTATCATTAACATATATCAGAGATGTAGGATCAGTAATACATTGTCTATCAATTCTATCATTATCCTCATAAATATTACGTAATTCTCTCTTATAAGTATCTATTAAATTATTAATTTCTTTTAAAACATTGCTATTAACTTCTTCTGCATTTGATTCAATATTATTTTGTATTGTTGTTATTCTTTCAGTTACATCTATATTTAGATCACATCTTACAAAAAACGCGTTAATTATATCAAGCCATCTTGGATCAAAACATTCTTTGATTCTTTTTATAACAGCAATAGCTAATTCATTTTTATCTTTTTTATCGTCTTTAAAAAATTCTTTTGGTATTACTAATTCTTCACATGCTTCTATTTTTCCTTTTAATGCTAAATGAATTGGTAACATGTTATTAGTTGTTGGCGCATTTATATTTGCTCCATATGTTATTAACATTTTAACTATTTTAAAGTTTCCATTAATAATTGCTATATGTAATGGTGATTTTTTATCTTTATTATACGTATTAATAGGAGCTCCTCTACTAATAAAAAATTTTAATAATTCTATTTTTGCCAATTCATTAATTAATTTATCATCTACCATCAATAATTTATGCGTTACAGAATTATTATCAGAATCAGTAAATGTCAACTTAATATCTGGTGTAATTTTATCATATAATATTTGATAATTTGTACTTATATTTGAAAAAATAAAACTTTTTAATTCCTCATTAATTATTGGAGCATAAGATTTAGTTCCTTGATTTGAAAAATTTGAATAATTAATAGTACTTTTTTCTAAGTATTTACTCATAATATCTATAATATAAAAAAAAATTATTATTAATATTATGTCATATTTTAAACCTTTGAATTCTAATGAAAACAATCTACATATTATACGATTTTCAATGAATAATAATGGTACTGTATTATATCCGTCATTAAATCAATTACCTCCTATTTTTACAACATCACCACCTACATTCACTTCTGGTAACTTAATTGTTAATTATACTGGGATATTTGATCCATCAGACACACCATCTGTTTATGCAACACCAAATGTAACAGCAAATGTTTCAGTTATTAAGAAAACCGCAAATGGTTGTTATATTTGTTCAAGTAAAACATTTTTACCAAATGTCGATGTATTAATAGTCGGTAAAAAAGCATCTGGACCAGTATTTGCAATTTCTAATAGAGGATGGAAATTTACTACAAAAAGTACAACAAATGATAATATTGTTTATTCAGATATGTTAGTAGGTGTTGGTACTGATAATCCAGCATTTAATTTAACTCATTCAGGAAATTTAGGATTCGTACCAAATTCATTAAACAGTTCAACATTAGATCCAACAACATTACAAAAAAACTATTTAAATCTAATTAATATTGATCAAACAAGTAACATTACATTACCAAAACCAACATCTACAAATGGTCAAATAATGGAACTATCAATAGCAAATATAAATGTTGCTAATGGATATTTAAATTTGAATATGCAATCTGACTCCAATATTTCTGCAACAAATACATCTAATATTATTTTACAATCAATTGGAGATTCAGTATCTTTATGCAGTTATAGTAATAGTTGGGTTGTTATTAATCAAAATATTAATCAATTAATTCCAACCTATAATCAAATACAAACAAGCGCATATTCAACACCTTCTGTATTTCTAAATGGTAAATTATCAATAATAAATATTAATAGCGTAAATGCTAATATAAATTTACCCGCATCAACCGGATATGACGGTACATATATTGAAATGGTTGTTGGTGCGAATACATCTCCATATTATGCAAATTTAATTTTATCTAATATCACATGTAAACAATCATCACTTGTATTATCAAATATTGGAGATCATGTTAAATTATTTGGTTATAATAGTAAGTGGTTGCTCATTGATTCCAAATTCAATTAATTGTTTAGATTTATTTACATTAACATCATTATATTGTGCTTTTTGTTTAATGTATGCTGAATAAAAAATATTTTTATCAGTATTAACAGTTTTATATATATCATATAATTTTGTACTAATAAATAATGTGCTTGTTAAGAATATTAATGGTGTACTATTATCAAAAAATTGTGATGCAATTATATAAGCACTAAAAATCGTATTGACAATAAAAAGAAAAATTACAATATATCCACAATATTGATATTGTCTATTTAACTTTACTATATTATCTTTTCTTTCATCAGTTAATTTTTCTATTATTTTTCCAACAGTTTCACTATCTGTTGGAATATGATTATTAATATTTAAATATGTATTTAATCTATTTTCACGTCTTATTTCAACTGCATATAAAAACAAAAATGAAAAGAATGTTAATATGTTTATACCAAAACAACATCTATATAATATATCACCTTTCATGAAATTATCAGATGGTTGACATCTTTTATTATCACACACACCAGAAACAAATACAATTAAAAGAGTTCCGGTAAAAACACGATATGATTCAATTATAATGATTCCAAGTGTAAATAATTTTCTTAAAACAATTTTATCCAATGATTCAATTTTTAACATATAAAATCTAAATATTTTAATAAATATTTAAATAATTTACCATCATAAATTAATTTTAAATTCTGAATCTATGGTTCTTTTAATTATATTAAAAATAATATCACTATTTTGATATTCTTTATTAAAATACATAATAATATTATTATAGGTTTTCTTACAAATATCTTCTATATTAGTGATTATTAATAATTTTATTTTCTTTTTATTATCATTATTATATCTGATATTAAGATCAAAAATGAATTTTTCCCATTTTTGTATATCTTCTTCTTCTCTAACTAAAAAAGTTTCATAAGTATTAAGTGGTAATAAACGTTCATTTAAATTATCACATACTCTAACAAATAGAATATTATTATTTCTATTTAAATCATCATTTAATCTATTAAATCTTCTTTTATATTTCTCAATTACCTTATCTTTATCTAATATAAAATTTTGTTTATTGAAGTCATGAATCATCACAGCTTTATTATTTTTATCGACCAAATTAGTATTATCGTATAAATATTTCTCCTCAAAAGTAAAAAAATTTTCAAAATTATTAAATGAATTTAATACAAAAGATTGTATTGTAATTAACCAATCATATGGATATGTTAATTGATTTAAACTTCTTAAAGATCGTCCAGAACAACAACCACCTACACCACCTAAACTTATTATTTTAGTAGGAAATGAATAATTATTATTAGTAAATATTAAATTATCAATCAATGGTGATTCTATATTTTTCCAACATATCCAAAATCTTCCCAAACCTTTATTAAATGTCTTAGTATTTTGGATATCCCAATTATAAATATGAAAATTAGAATTTAAAATTGGATCTTTTATAAGTGAATATTGAAACCCATTATTTTTTAATATTTTTTCAACATATGTTTGAGAAGGTCTAATACCAATTGAATTAAATGCTTGATCATAGTTATTATATTCATTACCTTTAATATAAAACGTATCATCATCTGAATCACATACTTCCGATTCTAAAAGTAATAAATCACATCTTTTTGAAACTTTTTTTAAATGTATTTCTATTTCATTTAAATGATATAATAATCCCCAATGTAGAATTATATCATATTTTTTTAATATATCATCATTATCACAATCAATTAATAAGGTTTCTATATGAGGATAAATATTACTAACAACATTAATATGTTCTTTTCTAGCATCACTACTTGATACGATTGCACCTAAATTATAAAATTGATTTCCTATATGACCATGACCACATCCTAATTCTAATAAGGTTTTAGATTTGAAATAATCTTTTTGTATATATTTTTTTATTCCATTCATTCGTGAATTTATCCAATTATCATAGTGTCCTCTAAACATATTATAAATAATAAATAATTATAACTATTTAATCTTATATAAAATCTAAATATTTTAATAAATATTTAAGTAATTTAAAATTTACCTGCATTTTTTGTTGATGTTGATCCAGTTTCATATCCCTTGAAGTTTTGAACATTTAAGGGATCATACTTTCTGTCGGGTCTGGGTGAGCAAAAATAAACTTCTAGTGCTTTCTTGTTATTACGGATTAATTTATCACCATTGATTTGTAAGAATTGACGGTATGATTGACTGTCTCCTAATTTATATTCTTTTGCTAACGCAAGATCACCTAATTTGTGGGCACGGTAATCAGTAAAAACTTTTCCGTCTTCCATTAACGCAGGGCATGTAGGGAATTTATTATTGCCATAACTACTAGGGAAAAATAATTGACTCATTTATATATATTATATATAGATATTTTTTACGAATTTTATGTATTCTAAGAATTTTATATAAAGAGATTTTTATATAAAAATATAATGGAGACTATAACTATAAATATTTCTGAATATCCTAATTTAAAAGATATTAAAAATACAAAGAATTTTCAAAATATATTACAAACTATCTTTAGGCTCGGATATAATACCTATTTTAATTCTGTCTCGAATAATTTAGAATATTATACTGTTAAGGATGATCTTGTTAATACCTTAAATGAAACAATTCAACCCTTAAATGACTTAACAAGAAGTTTATATGGATTAAATCAATCTACTAAAAAAGGTAATATCACAGAAGCTATGATTGAAGATATTATTAAAATTCAATTACCTGAATACAACTACGATATTAAACGTGGAATTGCTCATAATGCAGACGGAGAATTAACATCTCCAACAGGATTAAAAGCTCTTGTAGAGATTAAAAACTATAACAATACAGTACCAGAAGATGAAGTTGATAAATTCAAATATGATTTATCTTATCGTAATATTCGATATGGATTATTTATATCAACTAAATCTGGTATCCAAAATCAGAAACCATTTTCTTATGAAAGATATGATAAAGATGGAAAAACATATCATATTGTATATGTTTCAAAAATATTTGAGGAAAATCACAAAATATATACAGGAATCATGTTATTAGAAAATATTTATAAATTTATACGTAAAAATGCTGATATAAATAGTTTAGATAAAACTATTCTAATGAATTTACGTAAGATAGAAAAAATAATAGAAGATTTCTCACGGATCAAAATAAAGTATTTAGAGATGGAATCTAATATAAAAAGATCATTAGATGATTATTACGGAATTATTCGTGATGCTGAATATCAAATGAAAGAACGTTTTAATGATGTATGGGATCAAATTGTAGATCAAGAGAATAAATTGATAGTGTATACTGAAAAAGAACAGATAGTAAATAAGTCTAATAAAAAAATTCAAAATATTTTAGATAAGATATTATCTAAATTTGATGATAATTTTAAATTTGTAATTGACGAAGATGAAAATATAAATATTTTACATAAAAAGGAAATTGTGTGTAAGGTCATATTATATAAAATAAAAATTGTAGTTAGATTTATGAATTATGATTTAACAATTAATAATATGTCAGATGATACAAAATTATTGGATGCGTATATAATGAACAGAAAAATATAAACAATATAGTCACAATAAATAATATATAATAATAATATTATAATAATAAACATATGTCTGATAGTAAGAAGAATCATTTTACTTTTTATCATTTTGAAATAATTTATTTATTCGCAGTTTGGAGTCTACTTGAATCAATCATTTATTATATGTCAAATGATAATAAAAATACAGCAATGGTGATTAATATAATTATTTTTCTTGTAATGAGCACTGTATTATATATAAATCCCGAAATTAAAAATTATTTCCATGATTGATACTATGCTTTCAACATTAATAAAAAAACAAAAATTGACATAAAAGCATCAACTAGTGGATTATGTGCTTTATATTTTCCAATTCTTCTCTTAACAACTTCTAAAATATGATCATGAAATTTTAATATTTCATCATTTATTTTAATTTTTTCATCATATAAATACATATATGTATTGTGTAATGATGGTGATATTACCTTTGATACAAGTGTTCTATTAAAAACTGCAATATCAAAATTATTTATTATACGTAATTCTGTTTTATAATATCTAATATCATTATCAAATGCTTGTAAATCTGTTGTTTCCTTATGAACAACTAATCCTTCACTAAAATATTTAATTAAATTATCTAAATACTTTTTTGGATCTTTTACCCTTTTCTTAACTTCTACATCATTATCATATAGATTCATGTAAAATTTAAATAATAATTGATATTCTTTGGGAATACGATTATAATACATATTAAACATTGCTTTTGGCGCTTGTTTTTCAATTAAATCTTTATTTGTATCTAAAATAGATTGATCATTCTTTTCTATTGCCTCACGTAATAAATCTTTTACTTCCCGATGGGGGATAAAAGTTATTAATTTTTTCTTACTTTTTACATCGTCTAAAACTGGCTTAATAATAAATTTTTTTTGTATTTCTAACATCTTATTTTCTGTTGCCTGAGATACACTACAGTACTCTGTTCCAAGTAATCTAATATTATCAGATACAAAAAGTGGAAAATTAACATGCTCTACTAAGATGGGGTATAATTTATCTTTTTCAAATATGATAATTCCGAGTTCAAGAATGTAATGTTTTTGAGCTCCTTTTTCAATAAAATTTTGAAATTCAATATCCAAAAATATAAGATATTTTTGTTTATATAATTTGTCTAACATATTCTAATTTATAAAAAAGATTCAGGCTTAAAAGTATAAAAATTATTATCTTTTTTCTTAAGAAGACCCCACGCAAAAATTACTTCTTCGTCGACTGTTTCGATACTTTCCAAATATAGTCCTGACGCATCAAAAACTGATTGCCAAATATTATCAAAATATGTTTCAACTTCATGATTATATATTGTTTTATTATAAATATTTTCAAAAAATAACTCAACTATATATTCGTCTTCAGGATCTTTTTCGTCGTGTTGAATTTCATATGATAGAAGTTTATATTCAAACAGTTTATCAGATATTAACGAAGATTGCTCAAAATATTTATATTCCATGTATAATATTACTCATTATATTTTTATATATTGAGAAATCAATTTTTTAAACAGCATATAATTCTTTACCATTATAAAATAATAAGATTATCTTATCAATCATATATTCTAAATGGGGATCAATATGACATTGTCTAGATAGAAAAACATTTATAGAACTTTTTTTAGCAGAATCTAATAATTCCTTTAATCGATTTGTATGGATTCTTAATAAATGATGATTTTTTTCATGTAATATTTCCCTTAATTCATATTTTAAAATAGTTTCCCATTTTCCATTATTGAATACAAGTGCATACTTATTATTAATATTATCTATCTTTATTGTTTTATTTTCAGGATGATCCTTATCAAAATATATATCTTGGGCTAATTTCATATATATCTTATTAACATCATTCTTTAGTATAAGATTTTTAAAATATTCATCATTTAAATACGATATATCTTCTTTTCCAAAGTTATTTATTTGGATATTGTTTGTTATATTATTTGTACAATTATTATCAATTTCATTATTAATCATTGAATAAATATATGATACCCTTCCATCAATATCTGTATTTGATGATAAAATAATTTTTAATTCATCATTTGTTAATTTCATATTATATTTACTTAAAAGTATTATTTTATTTTTTATACTTAAATTATTTAATGATATTGATTTTATTGCAATTTTTATATCATTATTTTCTTGAACTTGTTCAATTGGTTTTATAAGTGGTTTTGCATATTCTTTGCATGTATTATTATCTATATGATATTGTAAATTATAACTAGAAGCTAAATATTTTGAACAATTATTACATTTAAATTTTGTTATTACATCACATTTATTTTTTTTATCTATATGTCTCTCTAACTGTTGCTTTGTTTTAAATATTTCTTTACATTTTATACATTCAAAAGAATTCATTTATATATTAGAGTTATATATAATTTATCAAAATAACAAACATATTATATATTTTTAATAATTTATATATTTAAATAGTTTTTATTATATTTTTATTATTTTTATTAATATTTTTTAATATTTTATTAATATTTTTTGATAAATTTATATTTTTAATAAACTTATATTATGATATTATTTATATTATATTATTTATTATTGTTATTATTATTTATATTTTATGATATATTAATTTGATAAGCTAAATAAAAGTATTTATCAATTTAAGATTTTTTACTTTATTTATAAGAAGTATTATTTATGATATTATTATATATCTATTATTATTATTATTATTATTATTATTTATTAAAATTTTTTATCAATATATAATTAATAATAATATAAATAAATAATAAATAATAAATAATAGATATATAATAATATCATAAAGTATTTAAATAATATATATATATTTATCAATTTTTTGTTAAAAAGATAAAGTTATCAATTTAGGAGAGAGAGTATGCCTCGAAAAAAAGCTCCGGCAAGTTGGCCAAGAATTCACTTTTCATTTTCTTGGCAAAAAACTTTTTTTAACAAAATTTTTCATTTTTTGATTTTCTATAAAATAACTTGAAAAAATATATAAAAAATATAATATTATGATATTAAATATGGAATATATAAATATATATCATATATGTATGATATAATATGGTATCTTTTGTTTTATTTTTTGTTTTGTTTAATAAATTTAAACAAAACAAAGTATATCATATATAATTTAAATAATTAATTGTATGATATTATTTATATCATATTAATAATTATAATTTTTATTGCTTTATAAAATATTTTTGTTTTGTTTATTTGTTTTGTTTAAAATTTTTGTTTTGTTTAAATTTTATACCTTTAACAACAAAGGAATCTCAACATTCTCTCCACCAGTTTCTAAAATAATATCTATGTTATGCTCTTTTGCCCACTTATAAAATTCTTTTAATCCTCCTTCTCCGATATATCCTTCTCCAATATGT